GACCAGACGTCCGCCTCGCCCGCCACTTCAAGCTCGCGCTTCGAACCCTGCACCAGCGCTTCGTGGAATGCCAAGTGCGGATCGAGGTTCGGCCTGCACAGCTTGATGAACTCCGGCAGCGTAGGCGGCCAGTCCTTCGAATCCAGCATGCGGTAGCCCGTCGCCAGCTCAGCCCTGGATAACGCGCCCAGCTTTCCCGCCCAGTACTGTTTCATTTCTTCCAGATCCACACCTGCCCACATGTCGGCAAACCGGGAACCGTATGCCCATGACATACGCTTGAACAGCGACTCAACCCAGCTGATCGGCAGCGCTTGGGGTGATGTCGATGATGTTGGCATCGTCATGCGTAGCTCCTCCCGTCAATCCTGCAATCGTCGCCGCACGTGCCGCAGCGCGCCCTCCTGCACCGACCCCATGGAGCGGCGCACGGGCGCCTGCTATCGCCATCGTCGTTGCCTCGCGTGCCCAGCGCTCCAGAATCCCCTTCACGTAGCCCAGGCTCAACGAGTCGCCCTTGCTTCGCCGGCCTTCCGCACACGCTGCTGCGACCGTGCCCACGGTGACGCCCTGCGCGGCCATAGCGATCAAGCGCGGATCAGCTGGTTGCGAATTGATGCCATGCTTACGAAACTCGATGCTGAGCGCTACCGCCCCGCGCGCTGGGTCTTCGCTCAGTGTTGGCTGGGTTGGGGGTGTACCTTGGTTCTGGTTCTGGTTCTGGTTCTGGTTCTGGTTCTGGTTCTGGTTGGCTTCAGCGATTGGCATCCCCGGTTCATCCCCGCTTGCACCGCGATTGAACCGCGGTTGAACCGCGGTTGCATCGCGGTTGCATCCCGGTTCAATCGCGGTTGCATCGCGGTCGAATTGCGGACCAACCACGCCCTTCGCCCCAGGCATACCTACACCTACTGTCGCAAAATCGAAGCCGGGCTGTGGCGGCTGATTCAGGCTTGCAATGCGCTCGGCTTTCGCCAGCGTTTCCGGCGTATGGCCGTACTTCTGGACAAATTCAGCCAAGTGCCGCTCAGCGCCACCGATGTCGCCTGCCAGGATAGCGACATTGATCCGCTTCTCTTCAGCCGTCCACGCTTTGGCACGGCCACCGGCATTTGCTGCGCGCAGGTTTTCGTGATATGCCGCGATTTCTTTATCGCAAACCGGATTGAACCAGCCGCGCTCCGTCAAGACGAAGAAGTCATCCAATACGTTTTCGGCGGCCGTAATTTCTTCAGGAGTGACCACGAGCAAACGTCGGAACAGCTTCGCCTTGTCGGCCAGCAGCGGCTGCTCGGTCTCGAAGTAGAGATCTCGCATATCGCGGTAGATACCGCGCTCTAGGCGCGTCAAATGCCGCGTGGCCAGATTGAAGTCACCCATATGGTGAGGGTAATAATGCATAGTTAAGTCCGTTAGGTCCGAAAGGGGATACGCTCCCCTCCCACCAGGGAGGGATGGGTGCGGTAGTCGAGAGCACCCGGTCGGTACACGATGGCGCTCTTGCTACTGCGTTGGCGCGGGCTGAAAGGAGGGGTAGTGCGTGGCTGGACGATTGGCGCCGGCTCGATGTACTTGCCCGAGGCCTTGCGACCGAGCGTATCGAAGCCATCGCGCGTGATCACATAGCCGTCGCGCTGTACTACCAACCCGGCTGCCAGCAGCACCGAGGAAACGTTTATATGGAATTTCTCGGACGTGACATCGTGACCGAATGCCTCCTGCCAAGCCGCCGCCGTGGCCGCGCCGCCGATCTTGTGCAATGTCAGCAATCCAACGAACGCAAGCGTGCTGCTCGAAATCTTAGCGATGGTCATGCGGCCTCCTTCACAGGCAACAGGACTTCGCGCTTGCGCGGGCAGTACACGTGGAACATCAATGCCTGCATGCGAGCCGCCTTCCTGTGCAACTCGGCGCCCAGGGCCTCAAGCTCTGCCCGCTCGCGCTCATCGATCTTGCCGTCTTTTGAGCACTCCTCGAAGCGGTCATAGATGCGGCCCAGCTCGCGGTAGGTTTCACCAATGGCAGCGTGGATCGAATCATTCTCAATCTCGCCTGCATCAGGGAGTCGGACGAACGTCCCGCCGCTGGCGGTAGCAATCGCCTCGGCGAAGCAGGTAGTGCCGCTGAACTCCTGCAATGCGAGCGCATCACTCGTGGAGAGGGACTGCCCCTTCAGTTCATAAACGCGGTTGCGCAGCGAGTTCTCAGTCATTCCGAGCTGCACCGCCGCAACCACCCATTTACCTTGAATGGAATTCACCATTCGCGTCACCGCTGTTCGCACATCCATACACCCATCCTTAAAATTATGGTTTTACCAACCGCCAATGTTCCGTAAACTTCTCTTTGTACCGCCCACATCCGCCCTTCGGCTTCGGCGGGATAGGTAAAAAACTGTCCCGCCGATCCCACTACTTGGACTCCTTGTCGCGGCGGTCTACCGGGGATACCACCGCGCCACGAGGAACCGTGTCAAAGATGTTGGATGTAGATGGCGGTTGCCTACCACGTCGCCCCTCTTCCACCGACGCATCCGTTGCACGGCGGTGCTGAAATTGAAAGAGACTAGGATTCGCCAGCTTTACCTTGGCCGGGATGCCCCGAGTGAGCCAGTTCTGCACTCGCTGGACACCTCCGTGCTTGTCGTAGCCTAGAAGCTCGGCGACTTTTGTCGGGCCGCCCAGTCGAGCAATTATTTCTTTGTCGGATTCCATATCGGCTTCCACTGAAGTTGGATTGCGACATTAAACACGGTGTTTATACACAAGTCAATGATGATTAAACGTTATGTGTAACACATTTTGTTTAGTACGGGAGACAATCTCCCCTATGCATATTCAGATGACACGGTTATACGAAGCCGCGAAAACACTGCACGGGATCGAGGGCCAATCGGACGTGGCGCGAGCGTTGAACGCTTCCCCACAAACCCTGAACAACTGGGAAGCTCGAGGCATTTCCAGACCCGGCCTACTCAAAGCTCAGATGGTTTTCGGGTGCTCTGCCACGTGGCTAGACACCGGCGCCGGTCCTATGAGCGCAGCGGAGTCCCCGACTCTCTCGAATGCACTTTCTGTAGTGATTGCTGAGAACGGCGATCCCAATTTCTACCAAATCCCAAAAGTGAAACTGCAACTGCGTGCCGGCATGACTGGGTTCCAAACAGTCCCGGAGATTTACGATGGGAGCACTTTGAGCGTCTCCAAGAACTGGGTGGATCGCAACGGATACTCGCCGTCCAAACTCATAGCTGTGTCCATAAAGGGCGACAGCATGGAGCCCAATCTGTATGAAGGTGACATGGTGATCGTCAATACCGCCGACACCAAGATGACTGATGGCTCTGTCTATGCATTCAACTATGAAGGCGAAGCCGTGATTAAACGACTATCGCGGGATGCCGGACAGTGGTGGCTAACGTCAGACAACGCTGACCAGGTGAAGTACCGCAGGAAGAGCTGCCGCAGCGGAGAATGCATAATCGTCGGCCGGGTTGTCCGACGTGAGACCGATCGAATTTAAGAATCCGAAACACAACCCACCAGATATTGTATGGCCCTAACGAACTGCAAAGAATGCAAAAAGGAAGTATCGACGTCCGCCAACCTCTGTCCACATTGCGGCGTTAAGAACCCAGGCACTAAAGCCAAAGATGTGCTGGTCGGCGCAATCTTCATTGTGGGCATTTTCGCTCTTGTGGCGAAATGCAGCTCGACCAGCGCTCCGGATTCGAAGACTAACGCCCAGCCAGAAATTTCGACGGCTCAGCGCGAAGCTCAATGCAAAGAGGATCTGCAGTGCTGGAGCCAAAAGGCGATGATTGAAGTCGGCGGTCGCTGTCAAAGAAAGATCGAAAAGTTCGCGAAGTACAGCGTTCGCTGGACTGACAAGACACTGGAATCCAAGTTCAGCCGCGTTGCCTGGCTGGACAAAGAGAAAGGCACGTTACGCCTGATTGGCGACAAGGTCGAATTTCAAAACGGCTTCGGCGCATATCGCCCACACACGTATTCTTGCGCGGTCGATCCCGCCACCAAAGCAGTTCTTGACGTGGCCGTACAACCGGGTCGCCTATAGCCGCCCCTCTTCCCCTCCCCCACCAATCCCCGCAATGCGGGGATTTTTTTTGCCCTACAGAGGCGCCATCAGACGTCGCCATTAAACAATATGTTTGACTTTTGTTTAAACACAGTGTTTAATTCGCTACCTGTGATGTTTACTCGATGGAGCGAAAATGCGTCAGAAAGATATCTCCACGCCTCAACCTGACGAGGCAACCTCGCCAATCACTACCCGTGCATTTGCCGCCGACAAGTTCGCGAACTTGAAAGGCCACGAGTACATTCGCGCTCGCAACTTAGGCAAGCTGGAGCGACCAGTGCAGACGTCTGCACTCGACGCCGCGAACGGAGGCAAGCTGTGAGCGCACAAGCCACCCCACCGCTGGAGCTTCACACTGCGGGCCAAGAATTGTGCACCGCTGCCAATAACGCGCTGCGCTTGCTAGAACTGACTGGCAACTCGGCCTCGCCAGGCGATACCGCAGACGACCTTCGCCTCGCAATAGAGAACTACGAGCACGCGATGCACAACTTTGTCGTCACTGTTAGCACGTTCAACAAAGTATCTCAGTACCACACTGCAGCCAACAGCAGCATCGTCGCCTTCATGCAGGCCGCCGATCAACACGGCGACACGCCATGCGCGATCAGCGTGATGCATACGCCGCCGAAATCGCTCACTGCAGCACCCGACCGCGCAGCGCTGGAGCTAGCGCGCCAGCAGCTGAAAACCAGCATGACATTGGAAGAGATGCTTCTCGTTCCTGCGCTGGCCGCGACGCTCCGAGCTGTCGCTGCTCAAAAGCCGCGCCGCAAGCGCGCGCCGCGCTTTGATTGGCGCAAGGCCCAGGCCAACGACCTCGATTAACCCAACAACCGCGCATGAATGCCCTTGCGCCTCACGACCGCGACTAACTGAAAGACCTATCCCAATGAGCAAACTTGTTACCCTCCCACCGCCGGTAGTGCCGGTTCCCGTTGACCAGGTAATCGTTGTTGATGAACTGGTTACAGAAGGCTACCGTGACATTCCGCTGCACCTGGTCCGCATTTCGCACACGAACCGCACCCGCTTCAATCCGGAGGCGCTGCAACAACTGGCGGACAACATCGCCGAAGTTGGCATACTCCAGCCGATCCTGATGCGGCCAGTCACGCCAACCGCCGATGCGCCTCAGATTCTGGAGATTGTTGCCGGCGAACGCCGCTTCCGCGCGGCCGTCATGGCTTGCCTGCAACGCGCCCCGGCCAGCATCAAGCTCCTGACGGACAAACAAGCAGCCGAGATCCAGCTGCTGGAGAACATTCAGCGTGAGAACCCCCACCCACTGGAGGAGGCAATCGGCTTCGAGCAACTGATGCTCAAGCACGGCTACAACGCCGACCAGCTGGCCGCCAAGATCAAGCAGAGCCGGTCTTACGTCTATGCGCGCCTGAAGCTGTGCGCCCTGTCGCTCCGCGCACGGGGAATGTTCCTGGATGACATTCAGCGCTTCCCCGCTTCGACCGCGCTGCTGATCGCGCGCATCCCGACCCCTGACCTGCAGGACAAGGCGTTGGGCGAAATCATGGCGCCGCAATACAACGGCGACCTGATGTCCGTTCGCCAGGCAGCACAACATATCGCGGGACGCTACACCCTTAATCTGGAGGATGCACCATTCGACATCAAGGATGCCAAGCTGCTTGCTGCTGCAGGCAACTGCACCAAGTGCCCAAAGCGAACTGGCAACCAGCCAGAGATCTATGCCGACACGAAGAATGCAGACGTCTGCACAGACCCGGACTGCTTCGCGGAAAAGAAGGCGGCGCACCATCAACGCATCCTGGTAATCGCGAACAAGCGCGGCGTACCTGTCTTGGAAGGCGATGAGCGCCAAGAGGTTCACAGCCATACCTGGAGCCGAGATGGCGAGTTCGTGGTCCCTAACACCAGCCTATACAGTTTTGAGCGCGTCAATCCGGAAACCAAGATGTCAGGATCGATCCGCAGCCGATTGAACGCCGACGAACTGCCACAGCCTGTGAAATATCTGAAAGAGAGCAACGGCGAGGTCACCCCGGTATATCGCCGCAGCGACATCCAGGCAGCCTTCGAGGCAAAAGGCGTCTGTGAGTCACCGCAGGCCCGCGAAGAACGCCAGGCAGCCGAGGCAACCGATCCGGACAAAGCAGCGGCGCTGGAAAAGCAGAAGGAAAACCTGAAGCGGCAGGAGCGGGAACGGTTAGAGCGCGAGCATCAAGCGGAAACAAAGACCCTGCAGCGCGTTACTCTCTATCGCAAAGTCCGGGGCAAAGCAGCCGCCGGTCTCACGCTACCTATGCTGCGCGAGTTGGCGAAGTTGATCGTCAGGGACTGGGCAATCGAGCGCTCATTGCCAGACGACCTGATGCCCGATCTCTATCCATGTGAGCGCGACGACGACGCAGTCTGCGACTACATCGACCAGGCCGACAGCACGACCGTCCAACTGCTGATCATGGATCTCTTGCTTGGCGAAGGTTTGGGTGTCTCGCCCCATGAACTGGAGGATGATGACGAAGACCACCCGCCGTCCTATTCGGCACTAAAGGCCATCGCAGTATGCGAAAACCTAGAAGTGTCCGCAGCTGATCTGGCTGTCGCCAGTATCGATATCGATGCCCTGCAGAACCCGACCGACGTGCGTGAAGCCATCGCGGACAACGTCGAGCACCTAGCCGCCGTCTGCGCGCACATCATCGACAAGGCCCCCTATCACCTGGCCAACGTTGAAGCGGCCGCGAACAGCCTGGGCTACTTCTATAGCGATGCCGGCTGGCAGATGAAGGATCCGCCGGCGGTGGAGCAGCCTGCAGTCAATAACACCGATGCGCCTGTAGCAACTGGCCAAGCGGTTGAATCGGCGTGCGACTCGCAGCCCCGCACCAAGCTGTCACTCAAGGCTAAGACGCCCGCACCGGAAACCGCGCAGGCCGGCCCAGTCATCAAGGTGAAGAAGAACCGCGCGGCGCAGGCACAAGCTGCAGCGCCTATGGCCCCGGCCGCGGCTTGGCCCTTCCCTACGCAACGCAACGACGCCACCGCATGACCAGGTTCCTCGACGCGGCTATGCTCGCCACCATCGTCGCCGGCAGTGCCTTCCTGGTGCTGCTGATGACTACTTAACTGCTCCATAAAACTAGATGAACGCTTTCCACAATCACACTTCGACCACCGT